ACTTTACGCAATGGGGAAATTATCAGTTGACAAAGCAATTATGTTTACCCCTAAATTCTTTGGGGATGTGATGGCAGCTTATAAGCCAATAGCTTTGCAAGTAAGACAAAAGACCTATGTAGAACCGCAACCAGTAGAGATACCTAAAATCCAAGATGATGAAATTATTGAGGCATTGTACGAAAATTGGGAAAAGTCGCCTAAAAGAGGATGGGAGTTGCTAAATACTATGGCTTTTGATGTACTATGGAAACGAAAGGAACTAAACAAGGAGAATCTAAGTCAAGAGAAGGCAGACCAAATAAAGAAAAAGATAATAGCTCATTACAAGGTAACTGCTAAAACACCTAAAGACTTGGAGAAATTAAATAACGAAATATTTATCAAAAATGAGTGCAAGAGATATACTTTGTACTTATTTTTACAAAACCAATTATAGCCACCTCAAGAATTAAATATTTTTAACCAAGATAGTAATTAGGGAACTTGGGGTGGTTTTTTAAACTTATGAAACAATTAACATTTATTTACGAATTGCTAAAGTTTACGCTTATCAGTGTTCCTTTAGCTTGTTGCATTTATTTAACTGCACATTTATACTTTGAAATAAAACGATTGATTAGATGACAGGAATAGACAACAACATTGAGGTTAGAGTAATATTTTTAGACACAAAAGAGGAGATTTGGTTTAGGTCAATAGCAAAAGCGATTAGGTTTTTAGGTACGGACTATAAAACAATTATGTCGGCAATGAACCCAATTAATAAAAAACGCTACAAGCATAAGGAAAGATTATGTGTTGTTAGATTGAAAAAGTAAACCTAATTTTGCTTTATGTTACCAACAATACCAAAACTGACTGCAAAGGCTCAAAAGGTCTTTAATGCTTATATACGAAAAAGAGATAGTCAAAATGGGTATTTCACTTGTATTAGTTGCGGTAAAACATATACAACGGATTTGATGGATGCTGGACACTTTGCACCTGTAAAGGGCGGTTCGGCTTTAAGATTTGATGAATACAACGTAAATGGAGAATGTAAGAAGTGCAATGGTTTTGATGAGTTCCATTTGATAGGTTACAGAAGGGGAATCATTGACAAGTACGGAGAAGGAGTGTTATTACATTTAGAGCAAAATGCAAGATTGATAAAGAAGTGGTCAAGAACAGAGTTAAACGATATAATTGACAAATATAGAATATGATACAAATTAAACATTATCCTAATTATTTAGTTAGCAAAGAAGGAGATATAATTAATAAAAAGACTAATAGAAAATTAAAGTTTGGTATTAATAAATATGGATATGCAGTTGTATGTTTATATCATAATAGAAAATGTAAAACAATAAATATTCATCGTATTGTAGCTGAAAATTATATTATTAATATTTATAATAAAGCACAAGTAAACCATATAAACGGCATTAAAACTGATAATAGGGTAGCAAATCTAGAATGGGTATCTTGTAGCGAAAACCTTAAACACGCATTTAAAAATGGCTTAAAAAGTCATAATCAATTAAATTTAACTAATAGAAGGCTATCAAGGATAAAACTTGTTTTAGATACTCAAAATGGCATTTTTTATGAATCTGCAACTGAAGCTGCAAAATCTATAAATATGTTACCTTCTAATTTAATACAAAGATTATTGGGTAAAAGACATAATTATACAAAATTTAAATATGTGTAATGGTTGATACAAGTAACATATTTGAAACCTGCAAAGAAGAAGTAATCGCTGGTTACTTTTGCTTCACTTGTGAAATAGAAGGTGTCAAACATTATATTTTTGGAGATACTAAAGAAAAGGCATTTGATTTTATGGCAGATTTAATTAATAATTATGGCGAAGCTAAGTAACACAGGAAAAGTTTCCTTTGGCAAAAGAAAGTGTGGCAAATACAAAAAGACATCTGGTCCTAAGGACAAGGCGGTTAAACCATATAACAGACAAGGCAGATAATGAAAGACACCTATTGCAAAAGAACATATAAGTGTAAGTGCAAGGCAATAGTAGAAGACTTTGCTTGGGAATCTCAACTAAAAGAAACCCAGTTTATGTGTACTAAGTGTGGTAATTGGGTAGGCTTTGAGCAACTAAAAAAGAAAGAAGTGCCACAAAGTGCATCAATACGAACTCCAACAAAAAACAGATAATGAACATCAACGAAATCAAACCAAACCCAAATAATCCACGAAAGATTGATGCGGATGACTTCGCTAAATTGTTGAAGTCTATAAAGGATGACCCAAAGTTACTTGAGGCGAAACCATTAATCATAGATGAAAACAACGTTATTTTAGGTGGCAACCAAAGGTATCGTGCTTGTTTAGAATTAGGAATCCAAGATGTACCAGTTATTAAAATGCCTAACTTAACTGAGAAGGAGAAGCAAAAGTTACTGGTTATAGACAATACTCACTATGGAATATGGGATATGGATATGTTAGCAAATGATAATTGGCAATTAGAAGATTTAAGCGATTGGGGTGTTAATGTAGACTTTCTCGTACCAAGTAATGAAGAACCAAAATCAATAGACAATACCAAAAAAGGTAAGGTTTGCCCTAATTGTGGCATATCTTTGTAAAACAATGGAAATACAATGGCAGGAATAGATAACTTAGTACACTTTGAAAAAGGGAAATCTGGTAACCCAAATGGTAGACCAAAAGGAGTTCAAAACTCAAAGACTCGTTTACTTAGGTTGCTTGAATTAGTACAAAAGAAACGTAACCCAATTACAGGCGAAGAAGAAGATTTTACTGTGCTTGAATTGATGGATATGCAAATGATAAGTAAAGCATTAAGAGGCGACCAAAGAGCATACGAGGCAGTAGTCGATAGATTAGAAGGTAAACCAAAACAAACAACCGACATCACCGCTGACATTAAAGGTAATGTGCAAATCACAATAGAACCAGATGCAGATTGTCAACCAATTAAAGATTAAGGCTACACCTGTCTTTTATGCCAATAAAAAGGCATACGAGGATGGTTATCCGATTATATGCAATGAAGGTGGGTCAAGGTCAAGTAAAAGCTATTCGGTTGTTCAGTTGCTAATCCACATTGCTTTAACCAAACCCAATACAAGGATTTCGTGTGTATCTCATTCACTACCACATATCAAGCGTGGAGTTTATAGAGATTTCAAAGGAATAATGGAGCAATGGAACATTTGGGATGAAAAGGACTTCCGTTATACAGATTTTATTTATACGTTTAAGAATGGCTCTTACATCGAGTTGTTCGGTCTTGAAGACCCAGACAAAGCAAAAGGACCAGCAAGGGATATACTATTTGTAAACGAGGCAAACCTAATTAGTAAGGCTTTGTTTGACCAGCTTTTGATTCGTACAACTGGACAATCATTCTTAGACTGGAATCCAGCCGACTTTATTTCTTGGGTGTATGAAGTAGCCGACAATCCAAAGAATAAGCGCATACATTCTACCTACCTAAACAATATCTCAAACCTTAGTGAAAGCCAAATAAGAAACATTGAGCAATACAAGGACTTACCAGATGACTTTATGTGGAAAGTTTACGGATTAGGGGAACGAGGGTCGGCAAAGGAAATCATATACACTCAATGGAAACAATACGATGAAGCACCAGATGGGGATGTATTCTATGGATTGGACTTTGGTTACGTTCACCCAGCTGCACTTATTAAGGTTACGCACTATGAAGGACAAAACTACTTTGAGGAAATAGTTTATCAAAGCGGACTTACTTTAAGCGACCTATCAAGATTGATTAAAGAGAAGCTACCAGAACGTGCAACAATCTATGCCGATGCTGCCGAGCCTAAATCTATTGAGGAACTTTACCGACAAGGGTTTAACATTAAACCAGCGCAAAAGGATGTATGGGCAGGTATAGTAAAGATGAAATCTTATCCAATAAACTTACACTATAATAGCAAAAATCTAAGAAGGGAGTTTATGTCTTACAAATGGAAAAAGGATAAAAACGATAACGTAATAGAAGAACCTGTAAAGGCAAACGATGACTTGATGGATGCTTGTAGGTATGCCGTATTTACGCATTTAACCAAGCCTAAATTTGAGGTGTCGGTATTTTAGGATAAATTGTCTAACTTTGTTAAAATTCATATATAATGGGATTACTTGACTTTTTTACTAAAAGACAAAAACTATCAACTGTTTTACCACAAATTCCTTTTAACGGACAAGTAGCAATACAACAAGGAATAATAACTTGGCAAGGTGGCGATAATATTAGCTTTGTTCGTGATGGTTATTCGGCAAATGATATAGTTTATTCAATCGTAAAATTAATTACGGATAAAGCAAAACTTGCACCATTCCACGTTTACAAAGTAGTAGATGAAACTTCCGCAAAGAAGTATAAAGCGTTAATGAGCCAACCAGATAAGATTGAGAACTGGAAAGACATTGAAAAGCTACATAAGAAAGCATTTGAATTATATACAGGCGATGCAAGATTAAACGAGTTATTAAAATATCCAAATGGTGAAGATACTTTTGGAGATTTCGTAGAAGCGTGGTGTGCGTTTAAGTTAATCACAGGTAACTCTTTCATTTACGCAAAAATGATTGAAGGTGGTAACAACAACGGCAAACCATATGAAATGTACGTGCTACCTTCGCAATATATGTACGTGTTAGCGGACATTCAAAACTTTCCACCAACTATTGCTGGGTATCAATTGAATTATGGTCCACTTTGGAACTTTACTAAACAAGAAATATTACAAGATAAATACTTTAATCCACAATGGAATACAACTGGGAATCAACTATATGGTCAATCTCCTTTGATGGCTGCTGCGAAAAACTTGACTCGTTCAAACGAAGCGAAGACTGCTGCGGTTGCTTCTTTCCAGAATGGTGGTCCAGCTGGAGTTCTTTTTATGAATGATGAACGCTTTGACCCTATTAATGGAACACAACAAGCACAAGCACTTAAAAAGGCGGTGAGTGAAAAAGGTGGCTCTGCTAACTTTAATTCAATTGCGGTTAGTGGTTATAAAGTGGATTGGAAACAAATCGGATTAAGTCCTGTTGAATTAGATATCATAGAGAGTGAGAAATGGGATATGAAAGCACTTTGTAACATTTACGGAGTACCTGCTCAACTTTTAAACGATAGCGATAATAAAACTTATAACAACCAAAGAGAAGGAGAAAAGGCATTGACATTGCGTTGTGCTATTCCTTTGCTTACAGGTATTAGAGATAACTTAAATCGTAAACTACATAGCGATTGGGGTTATAGAAACACAGATATTTATGTTGACTTTGACGCAACTGTTTATGGAGAGTTAGAAGCAAACAAATCGGAGCAAGTTGAATGGTTGGATAAGGCTTGGTGGATTGCACCTAAGCAAAAGATGGACATTATGGGATTAGAGATTCCACCTTACATTGATGAAGCTGAAATGGAAAAATTATATATCCCTTCAAGTTTACAAAGTCCAGATGAATTTCAACCATTAACGCTACCAAATGAATAGCCAAGATATTATAGATAAGTTATTTGATTTAAAGGTTGATTTAAAAGCCGACCTTAGTGAAGTTATTGATGAAGTTTACGCAAAGTATCACGATACTGTGAATATGTCTTACACCGAGTTAAAGGCTTGGAGTGAAACTAAATGCTCACGTTTAGCTTCATTAGATAGAAGTCCTGTAAATAGGAACTTAAATTTATTGAGCAAGAAAAAATCTGATTGGGGTGCAAATGAAGTTAAGTCGGCAAATAGAACGATTAGCTTTGTTAGTAGAATGAAAAATATGGAGCAAGGTAAACCTGTAAACAAAGAGT